AACCAAACAGGACACAATCGACGGGCTCCTAGAACGGGAGCAGATGAAGTATTGGGTCTTGAGGGTGATGGTCAACAACTACAACTCGAAGACCTCACGCTACCACTACAAGTGGAGAAAGGACATCGAGCGCCGCCGCAAGTTCTCCCGGCACATAGTCGACTGGTGGGACGGGGACGGGGTAGCGGCACACCGCGACGAGCTCCTAACCCATATCGAGGAGCGGCTTGCGGGCCTGCCTTGGTTCGATGCGGAAGTCTTCGCGATATATTTCGAAGAGGGGCACACCCTCGACTCATTTGCCGAGGCGACGGGCATCAGCCGCCACAAACTTTACACCACGATACGACGTGTCAGAAAAGAAATCCAAGGGACTGGGAGACCAGATCGCGAAGCTGACGAAGGCGACGGGAATCGATAGGCTCGTCCACGCCGTAGCAGAAGACTGCGGGTGCGAGGAGCGCCGCGCCAAACTGAACGCCCAATTTCCAGGACGGAACGTGGAGATGATTGCGCCCGATGTCGAAGCCTTTGCGCAGCTCCTGCCAGCTATCGACCGGGGGGTGTTGAACCGCAGCGAGACGCGGACGATGTACGACATTTTCAACCGGACCTTTGACGCTAACGAGAAGCCGTGCAGTTGCGCAGGCAAGAACAAGCGCATGGTCAAAAAACTAAGGCGAGCCTATGAGTATTCGTGTAAATCTTAAAACGTGGAGCAACTACCCCGACGCGGTAAGCAATAACGCCAAGCGGGGCATCGAGCTCAACGAGAAGGTCGGCAACAAGTGCGCCACCCAAGTCGGTAAAGTCCGCGCCCAACAGCTCGCCAAGAGTGAGCCGGTCTCCTTCGATACTGTCCAGCGGATGTATTCATATCTATCCCGCGCGGAGGAGTATTATGACGAGTCAGATACCAAGGCTTGCGGCACTATTTCGTATCTTTTATGGGGCGGAAAGGCCGGGAAGCGGTGGGCCGAGAAGATTATGAGGGAGGAAGGAAAGTTGTAAATTTGCAAAGATTGCTCTACATTTGGCTTATGGAAAACACACAAAAGCCAAAGCAGGACAAGCCCGACCCCGTCGAGCAGTTGATGCAGTATCAGAGTGACGTCTTCGATTTGCTCGGTCAAACTTTGAACAAGCCAAAGCAATGACCCATGGTAGTCTTTTCTCAGGCATCGGAGGGTTCGACCTTGCCGCCCAATGGATGGGATGGACAAACGCCTTCCATGTCGAGCGCGATCCGTTCTGCCGGCAAGTCCTCGCCCATCACTTCCCCGAATCCCAATCCTTCGACGATGTCAAAACCTTCGACGCAACTCCGTTTCGAGGACGTTTATCAGTCCTTTCGGGTGGCTTCCCCTGCCAGCCTTTTTCAGCAGCAGGAAAGCGGGCCGGGACATCCGACGATCGATATCTCTGGCCGGAGATGTTTAGAATCATTCGAGAGGCTCGCCCCACCTATGTCGTGGCGGAGAACGTTCGCGGCCTCCTTAGTTGGAATGAAGGGATGGTTCTCGACACGGTGTGCTCTGACTTGGAAGGTGAAGGCTACGAAGTCCTCCCGGTCGTACTTCCAGCTGCAAGCGTCAACGCACCGCACCGCAGAGACCGCATCTGGATTGTTGCTTACGCCAACGACCAGAGAGGAGCCGGTAGATCTAGAGAAATTCAAGGCACGGATGGAGAAGTACCCCAACGGGACAACGATGCCGAACCTCGCAACGCAGGTGCAGCAGATGCTACCAACGCCCAATACAATGGATCATATAGCGCGGGACGGAATGCGACCCAGCCGAGCCGCAACCAACAGAAAAACGGGGTATCTGTCGGAGATGGCGCAGATGCTACCAACGCCAATGGCACGAGACTCACACACGGGATACCAGGGAACCAAGCGCAAGGAGCAGGGCAGGCAGGAGAATTTGGAGACGATTGTGCGCAATACGGTAGAAGGTGGCAAGACTTCCCAACTGTCGCCCCTGTTTGTGGAGGAGATGATGGGCTTTCCAAAAGGCTGGACGGAATCACCTTTCCAAAGTGGAGAAGGGAATCAATAAAGGCATACGGGAATGCCATCGTCCCACAGGTAGCATATCAGATATTTCAGGCGCTCAATGAGTAGGAAGGTCGTATATCAGCGCATAATTGAGAGGGACGGGAGGAAGTACCTGGTAACGGGATACGAGGAGCAGACCCCCACCGGATTGATTAAGACGGCAAGATTCGAGACCTACCACGACCCCAACGCACAAACGAAACTGTTTTGAAGATCATCACCGCCGGCCAGCTTGACGGATACCAAAGGAGGAAGGACCGCACCGTCTCCCTGCGCTTCATAACGCAAGAGAAGACCAGCGGAGAGATAGCCGACATCGACCGCCTCGTTGACACCTTCGGCATCCTGTACTTTAGGGGACAGGAGAAACTCAACAGGGAAGAGGTGGACGAGCTGGACGCGGTAGAGCTCGACCTGTACGACGAGCCCAAGAGCCAGAGCCAACGCCTGCGCAACGTGCTCTATAAAGTTTGGGAACAACACAAGGAGGGCACATTCAAGGAGTTCTATCGCCACGAGACAGAGAGAATAATCCAGCACTACAAGAATAAACTGGACCTATGAAAGACTACGCATACCGCGTGACCTTCTACGCTTACCTCGGTATCTTCTCCCTCCTGCTATATTTGGCGCTGCATGGCTGAAATCTACCGCGCTGTCTTTACCTGCCCCGATCACGACGAGAGAGAGGTATGGTACGTCTCCAGCAGGCAGGCCGCACAGATGATGCTCTCCCGCCACATTAGGACCGTAGCAAGTAGCGGAATAGCCGCCAAGTACAAAGACGTCGACTACGACATGACTATCACCCCCGTCTTCGCAGGCACTGAGGACGCAGGGTACGACCCCCGGAATTAGACAAAGATGGACGCACAAAAAAAAGCGATGCTTCAAGCCCTAGAGAAGTCTCTGGGAATCGTCACGTCAGCGTGTAAGGTTGTAGGCATCTCCCGGCAGACGCATTACAATTGGATGGAGGACGCCGAGTACAAGGCCGCGGTCATGGAGCTGGGCGACGTGGCCCTTGATTTCGCCGAGAGCAAACTGCACAAGCTCATCGACCAAGGCAACCCGGCCGCCACCATCTTCTACTTGAAGACCAAGGGCAAGGAGCGCGGGTACGTCGAGCGTCAGGAGATAGCCGTGGCAGAGAAGAAGCCGCTCTCCTGGTTCACCGACGACAGCGCGGACGTGTCATGACCAAAGCCGAGTGCAAAAAATCAAAGGCGTTGCTGGAGGGTATGCTACAGGAGCGCGGTATTGAGTACACCAACCCGGCAAGCGGAGCATATCGCATTGGGGACGTGGTGTACTTCTACAAGATGCGCGGATATCAGAAGCATCACCAATGGTACATATTCAAGAGTCACAAGGAGTTTATCGATAGCCTGTGAGGCAGCCGGCCACCTACTACCACGTCAAGGGCTGCGCCTCCAGGATTCAAATCCACCAAGGGGGCACGCGATCGGGCAAGACGTACTCCATACTCCAGAGTATCGTGGAGCTGTGCTACGAGAACGAGAACGCCGGGGCCGTCATCACCATCGCACGAAAGACATTCCCCGCACTCAGGGCGACAGCGATGCGGGACTTCTTCTCCATCCTAGAGAAGGAGGACGCCTACACTCCCGACAACCACAACAAGAGCGAAAGCACATACCGCCTGTGGGGTAACCTCGTGGAGTTTATCAGCGTAGACCAGCCGCAGAAGGTGCGAGGTAGGAAGAGATCAATCCTATTCATCAACGAGGCCAACGAGTTGAACCTGGAGGACTGGAGGCAGCTCCTACTCCGGACTACGAACAAGGTCATCATAGACTTCAACCCCTCGGACGAGTACCATTGGATTTACGAGGACGTCATCCCCCGCGACGATGCAAGCTTCTTCCGCACCACGTACAAGGACAACCCATACCTCGACAAGGCCACCGTCGCAGAGATTGAACGCCTAAAGGATGCCGACCCGAACTATTGGCGCATCTACGGCCTCGGAGAGCGCGGAGTAAATCAGGCCGCTGTCTTCACTTGGGAGATTGGAGAGGTCTCCGGCAAGCGCATCGGGACGGGCTTAGACTTCGGATTCACCAACGACCCGACCGCCGTCATCGATGTCTACCTCGACGGGCACACGCTGATACTTCACGAGCGTCTGTATTCGACCGGACTCACGAACCCGGACATTGGCGAGGAGCTGGACAAGCTAGACGTCGAGACCATCATCGCCGACAGCGCAGAGCCGAAGAGTATCGAGGAGCTCTTCAGGCTAGGGCACAACGTAAAGCCCGCAAGGAAGGGACCGGATTCGATCCGTCAGGGTATCGACATAATGCGACGGCACAAGCTCCTGGTCACGGCTGAGAGCACACACCTACAGAAGGAACTCAGGGCGTACCGATGGGAGCAGGACAAGAACGGGCGCAACCTGAACAGGCCAGTCGATAAGGACAACCACGGCATTGATGCAGTCCGGTACGTCTGTCTCAACCTGCTCACCACAAACAGGAGCGGCAAATATTTCATAGCGTGAAGAAGACAATATCCATCCCGGAGAACCTCTACGACATCACCGTCGACCAGTACCTCCAAATCCAAGCCCTACCCGAAGGCAACGAGATGGAGCAGGTCGTACGGACTATCTGCATACTCTGCCACATGGACCGCGCCGAAGTGATGGCGATGGAACAAAAAGACATCCAGCACATCGGGGGCGTCATCGGGGGCATCCTGGACAAGTACGACGACAAGTACCCGGTAGAGCGAATCATTGAACTGGATCAACGCTACGGCTTCCACCCGAACCTGTCACGGATTACCGTGGCTGAGTTCGCAGACATCGAAACTCTTTGCAAGGACTCACTCGATAAACACCTCCCGCAGGTCATGGGCATCCTCTACCGTCCCATCGTCGAGGAGCACGGCGAGTTCTACCGCATCGCCGACTACGACGGGGAGGACCGGTCGGAGTTCT